CAAAGACTAGAAGTCCCATTTATCGTACTTTAACCTTTGCAGTCCCATTTATCGTACCTCTCACCCAACCCATAATTAGCATTATACACTATGTAATAATCATTCCTAATTTTACAAAAAGTACAATCTGTAGCATTGACTTTATACGGATTGTAAAGTATAATATAATCATAGGGAGCGGAAGGCACGAATGATGCTCCTAAGCCGTGGTCAGGCGCGTGAAGCGTTACGGATAGGTTTGCGTGACTGCTAGCTCATTTCCTTTCGCCACCCTTAACATGGTAGAACTCTTTAAGAGTAACGGAAAACTGGTCATTGGACGTTAATGGGGTTGTGCCCATTTCTACCGCCATAGAGCCGCGCTAACACGCCTGTTAGCTTGATGGTTATATAGGTTTGTCATTTCTCCTACTCCGCCATCCAAAAGGACAGATAATGGTCGCGTCCTCGGCTTAATATTAAATATGAAAGGAGTGTATTACAATGTCGATGTGGTGGGACTTAAAGAACACATTATCTTATAATGCGCTCTTTAATTTTGTAGTTGGTTCTCGTGGTTGTGGTAAAACTTATGGCTTTAAGAAATGGGCTGCTGAAGATTTTATCAAAAATGGGAACCAATTTATTTATATTCGCCGCTACAAAACTGAGATGAATAAGAAAGCCAAGGAGAATTTCTGGGCGGCAGTCGCTCATGAATTTCCTGACCATGAGTTAAAGGGAACTCCTGAAGGCGCTTATTATATAGATGGTAAACTTGCTGGTCAGACCAGATATATTTCATCTGCTAAATCCGAAGAACTCCCACTTGTCAACAAAATCTGCTTTGATGAATTTATCTCTATGGATGAAAGCCATCATGGTTATCTTAAAGATGAAGTAACGTTTTTCTGCGAACTATATGAAACTATTGCTCGTATGCGCAGAGTAGTGGTATTCTTCTTTGGTAACGCTGTTACATGGGCAAATCCTTATTTCACAGAATTTGATATTAAAAAGCCGATTAACAAGAAGCAAATTGCCACAACTAGAGAGGGTTTAGTCTTAATTCAAATTGCTAACAATGAAGAATATATTGAAGCAAAAGAGAAAACTGATTTTGGTCGTTTGATGAAAGGCAGTAAGTTTGGTAAATACGCAGTTCATAATGAATTTTATCTTGATAGTGTAGTTGGTATTGCTAAGAAATCTCCTGAAGCTAAATATCAGTTTGGTTTTAAGATTCATGATGACTATTTAGGTTTGTGGGTAGACTTCTCTACTGGTAAATGTTATCTTTCTAGGAAATACAGTCCGGGTAGTGGCGTAATTTATGCGTTGACAAATGATGACCATGATTACAATACCATTTTGATTGCACGCACTCCACGCCCTAACTGGTTATTATATATAATTAAACAATATCGGTTGGGAGGTTTGTACTGTGAAGATGAAATAATTAGGCGATACCTGATGGACATTTTGAAGATTGTAGGTGTATAATGTTAGGAGTTGAGTTTATGCCCTTTGTCATTGTTCTTGGGTTTATCACATTTGACATTCTTACAGGGCTGATTAAAGCAAAGCACGATGGTTCTTACAATTCATCTATCATGCGTGAGGGCGGTTATCACAAGTGCATGGAGATTCTTGCTGTGCTAGGCTCTTATGGCATTGAATACGCTATGCAATATGTTGAACTAGGCATCCAGATTCCCCTAGTAGGTGCTGTAGTTACTTATATTTGCATTATGGAGCTTATCAGCATTATGGAGAATATGTGTGCTGTAAATCCTGAACTTTCTGCTCTGTTTAAGCCCTATCTGGAAAAACTTAAAGGAGATGAAGAAAATGAGGAAATCAAACGGTGATGTTCTTTTCTGCTGGCCTTTAGAGAAGCACATTATCACAGCTGGCTGGACTTACAATGACGGTTCTGCACATCATGCTATTGATTTGCGTGCTGCTCCCTGTACACCTGTTTATGCAGCAGAGGATGGTACAGTAAATCAGGTACAGAGCTGGGATGGCAGAACTAAATCTGGGATGCAGTCTTATGGCAACATGGTTAGAATTAGGCATAACAATTATAATGGTTCTAAGTTGGAAACACGCTATGCGCACCTTAAAGAGTATCTCGTCAAAAACGGTCAACACGTTTACGAGGGTCAGCTTATTGGGTATTCTGGCGCAACTGGTAATTGCTATGGTGCACACCTTCACTTTGAAGTAATTTATCATGATTGTCGTGTTAATCCTCTGAACTGGTTAGATAACAATTTCATTTGTGCAACACAGACAGTAATGAAACATCTTGGTAGTTACACTTCGGTTCCCAGAGAATCTACTAAAGGCGATTTTATTAAGATTCATGCAACTGGTGTTGATATGCAAGCAATTATCGCTCTCTGTGAGAATCTTAAACTTACTTATGAACGGAGTAATAAATAATGAAAACACGTGACGAAATTTCTGCAATGCTTGGTGGCTTTGTCGATGCTAAACCTGATGAACAGGGAACTCTGATTGCTGGCGTTCTTGATGAATTTGATGAATGTCGCAATGAAGCAGAACAATTTACTAGTGGTTGCCCAGATGGTTCAGCTAACTGGCATGAAGCTTATGACAATTTGCGCAAAGATTATGTTAAAGCATTTTTGAGTGATGACAATAAGCCGAATGACGATTATCAAAAACCTAACGGCAATACAATTACTGTTGATGAAGCCGCACAGGCTTTTGTTAAGCAGATGTTTGGTAGAAAGTAGGTGATAAATTATGAGTAGACCATTTAGTTATAATGATGAAAATTTTACCATTATTGGCAATGTTTTGTTTTTTCATGTATTATCTACTGGTGCTCTAACTAGCAATAAAAAACTTATTGAAGTTCCGCCAGAGATTTTTAGAAGAGTGGTTTCAAGAGAGTGCATTGCATTTATGTCATATGATGTTATTGATTATGCCAATTCCTCTGCTTATCCTCTTGTGTTCAAAAATATGGCTTTAATTTATAAAGGGTCAAACCTTTCTAGTGACAATAATAGATATTTTACTGGATTTACTTTGCTAAATAACATATAATTGAGGTGAACTATTATGGCCTATTCCTTCCACAACCAGAACATGAGTACCCTATCTAATGTTCTGGTTATCCATACCGCTCTTGATAAGGACAAAACTTCCGATACTACCGCATTTACAATTCCCAGTGAAGTAATGGCTCGTGTTATGAAAACTGACTATGGTAAATTTGTAGTTACCAATTCTATTCCTTGTCTTCGTGTAGTTCTTGCAGATGGCACCATTTCTAGTGCTACTGTCACTTCCGCTGGTGTTGTAACTCTAACCGCTGCCTCTAAAGGCAAACTTATTATTGATGGTACACTTGACATTGAGTGTAACTATTAAAGAAAGAAGGTAATTTATTATGGCAAGTGCTGCTGTTGGTATTATTCAGGCTGTATTTGGTAGTGATGCTACTTTTGGTGGTGCTCCGCAGATTGAAAACACTACTGAATCTATTAAATCTGCATGGACGTTTATCAATTCTTATGAACCTCGGATGAACTATTTCTGTAATGCTCTGGTTGACCGTATTGGCCTGACCGTTATGCGTTACATTTCTTTTGAAGACCCTTGGCAGGTTTTTGATAAGGGTGTTCTGGGTACTGGTGCTACTGTTAATGAAATTTATGTAATGATGCAGAAAGCAACCCCTTACTTCTCTGCTGACCGTGCTACTAATGATGAAGTCATGAAAGCTGAATTTGGTAGCGACCCTGCTGAGGTTTACGCCGCTTACCATGCTGTGAACTCTCGTATTAAGTATAAGGTAACGGTTAATCGTGAAGCTCTGGAAACTGCTTTCATGAGTGAAGCTAACCTGTCTGCCTTTGTACAGAACATCATCGACCAGATTTATAAGCCCGCTGAACTGGATGCTTTTATCATGAAGAAGTATCTGCTGTATCAGCTGGTAAAGAACAACAAGCTTAAGAAAGTAACTGTTGCTGCTGTTACTGATGAAGCTTCTGGCAAGACTCTGGTTAAGAAGTTCCGCCAGATTTATGGCAAGATGAAGTTCATTTCTAAGGAATATAACGCTGCTGGTATTCCTATGAATACTCCGGCTGAACGTCTGTACACTATTGTTCCTGTTGACATTTCTGCTTCTATTGATGTTGATGTTCTGGCAAGCGCATTTAACATGGATAAGGCAGATTTCATGGGTCATCGTCTGGAAGTTGATAGCTTCGCTCTTAATGAGTATGAAGTGGAACGTCTGGAACATCTGCTTACTGGTAATGACCCCTCTGGTTCTGGTGCTGTTACCATTGCAACTGGTGGCGATAAGACCTATACTCACGTTGCGCCTGACGATGAAGATATGGCCGCTATTCAGGCGCTTATGGTTGACCGTGATTTCTTCCAGGTTTATACTAAGCTGAACACCATGCGCGAAACTGACCTTGGCTCTACTCTGGATTGGAACTACTTCCACCATATCTGGCGTATCTATTCTGCATCTCCGTTTGCTAACGCTGTGCAGTTCACTACTAAAGCTTAAACTTGACATTTTCTTGAGCCAATAGGCTTATTCTCCTAAGAACGTGGGGCGCGCATACGACATCACGCGTTGCTTATATGGCAGTTTACAAACAATGTATCACTGACCAAAGCACAATCAGAGTTTCAGCAGGTTATCCACATTATCCTGACGGTTCAGTTCATGGTGGTATTGACACGGTACACACAAATCATCAATCTTATGCACCAATGGCAGGTACGGTTGAAACAGCCCATACTTGGCAAGGTGGCACGACTGGCAACGATTCTTGGGGCAACTACATTGTAGTTAAAATGAGCGATAATAGCTATTGGCTTGCAGCTCATTTTGTTAGTCAGATTCATAGTGTTGGTGAAACAATTACTCGTGGTCAATATATTGGAGAGCAAGGACAAACAGGTAATGCTAGTGGTATTCATACGCATTGGGAATATTGGATAGGTGGTTATGGCACAGCTTACAGAACTGACCCCTCTGCTATTCTTGGTATTCCTAATGAAGTAGGTACATGGGATGTTGAATGGGATGCTACAAATCCACCAACACCACCCGGCCCCGGCCCTACTCCTACAGTTAAACGCAAACTTCCTATTTGGATGATGTGTAAACCACCCTACAGATTTTGAAAGGAGCAAGAACATTGCCAAATATGCAACTTTATATCTGTAAGGGTATCCCTACAGATAAAACCTATAATCATGTGCTTAGGTTTCAGTCTGATTCTTCTCGTTTTAATTATTTTACTTCTAAATCCGTTCTTCACCTTACTAATTATACCTATCAGCGTTTAGACCGTTACATGTCTGTTGGCGTTAATGCTGAAACGATTGAACCGTGTAATTATATCGTATTTCAGAACGCCGACTTTTCTAATAAATGGTATTATGCCTTTATTGATAGTGTAGAATACGTTGCAAACGAAACTAGCAGAATCTACTTTACTGTTGATGTAATGCAAACTTGGTTTAATCAGGTGACATTACAACCTTGCTTTATTGAGCGTTCTCATACAAATACTGATGAAATTGGTGATAATATCATCAATGATGAACTGGATACAGGCCCATTCGTTGACGATATTCAGCAGTACATTGATTTTGATAAGCGTATCTGTATTGTTACCACTTTTGATAAGCCTGAAAAAGATTCTCCCCCTGCATCTGGTTCTTTACGATTTGGAATTTATTCAGGTTGTAAAGAAAACTTTTTTACCACAGCGGAATCTGCTAATGACTTTATTGCTAAGGCTGTAGAAGCAGGGCAAGCACCTGATGGCATCTTGGGAATTTATATGGTTCCCCTTACCTTTGATACTGGTAAGTATGATAAGACTTTTGTAGTTCCTAATAATGTAGCTGGTTATGTACCTAAGAATAATAAGCTTTTTACCTATCCATATTTCTATCTTCGTTATTATTCTACACAAGGCGATAATCACGTTTTTCGATTTGAACTTGGAGATAGAAAGAAAAGTCTGCATATCGGATACAATATAATGTCAAATGCTGGACAGACTACAGCAATGTTTGCAGCAGAGGATTATAAAGGCTCTACTGGTTATAATCAGGAAGATGTATTTGCAATTAGCAACTGGCCTACTTGTGCATATAATACTGACATTTATAAAGTATATGTAGCACAGAATTCTAGTTCTATGGCTGTAGAAAATGCTGGTTTAGTAGCAGGCACAATGTTTGCTGGAATTAACCTGCTAACTGCTCCTGTAAAAGATGCACAAGCTATGGTTGGCAAACATCCTGCTCTTTTTCCTGAAAATACTTATGGAGCTATTGAGGGTTTAGCCAATCAAATGCTTGACATTGCTGGCACACTTGCAAAACGCGATGATATGGACAGACTACCTCCACAGAGCCATGGTTCTGTAAGTCCTTATTTCCGTTTTACTGATGCAGGTATTCTCCCAACAAAAGATGCAAGTGCTCCATATGCTATGGCTAGTTATCATCATGTTACTAAAGAATTTGCAAAAGTTATTGATGATTACTGGACTATGTTTGGCTATCCTATTCATCAAGTTCAAGTTCCTAATATTGATTCTCGTAAGAACTGGAATTATGTTAAAACGCAGAACTGTTGTTGCTTAGGTGATGTTCCTGCGGAAGTTTCTACAATGATTAACGGTATCTTTAATCGTGGTGTTACATTCTGGCATAATCCCGGACTTGTTGGTAATTATGAAGCGGATAATTCTATCTATAAACGTATTCCGGAAGTAGGTGAGTAAATGAGTAAACGTTCACAAAAACCACAGCCACCTTGGATTGATTCATACGATTTAACTGTTGCAACTTATGCTAACTGGTTTAATCGTCTTTATGATGTAGCACTTGCAAGATTCAAATGGAAAGGGCTTGAAGATTCTCCTTTTTTGGACGAACGATTTATTGAACAGTTCTTGTTCTGGCAACCTTTAATGGCTGGTTATCATGACCCTGTTATGGGCAACCTGATTCTCCCTGCTATGCCCAGTGATAACTTCGACATTATTGGCGACCCTAAATATGTGCTTGCTTATGGCTACAATTCTAACTATCAAAAAACTGGTCTTAGCAAAGAAAACTGCGCTTATCTTTGGTGTAATATGCGGCGTTCCCCTGATGCTATTATCATTAAACAGTTTGCACAACGTCTTACTAATATTGACAGAACGATTGACTTAAACCTTGCTGCACAGAAAACCCCTCGAATTGCTTATGCCAATGAGAATACAAAACTTTCTGTACAGAACTTAGTGTATCAGCAAGATAAATATGACCCTTGGCTGTATCTTAAAGGCAATCCCTCTACTGATGATATTAAGAACATGATTGGTGTTCTTGATTTAGGCGTTCAGTATATTGGTTTACAGTTAGAGCAACAGAAAAAAGAAACACTTGCGGAAGCTCTTACCTATTTAGGTATTGAGAGCAACTATAATATGAAAGCAGAGCGGCAGTTTACTACTGAAGTTCAGATGACCCTAGGTCAGGTAGAAGCAGACCGTCTTTCTCCATTGTATTCTCGTCAAAAATTCTGCAAGGATTATAACAGGCTCTTTAATACTGACATCTCCGTATCTATGCGTTCTCAGCTTGAACTAACTAAGATTATGGAGGGACGTGAGGATGAAGAGAATTTAAGCGATACCAATATTGAGGATGGTGAGAGCAATGAGTAAATATACAACTCAAGTTCGATTTATCTGTGAATCAAAAGCTGGTATTGTTGAACCTTACACCAATGTTTCTTATTCAGAAATCATTGAGCGTGCGCGTCCTAAAATCTTCAATTTTAGTTATCCTATTTGGAATGAGAATAAGCGAAAAGAGCTTGAAACCAATATTCTTAAGCATTTTTATACAAATGAAATTGGTTCTGAAACCTTTGGCCTTTGGCAGCTGCGTCTGGATGACTGGATGAACAGCCATATGCCTTATTATAATCCTCTCTTTGAAGCACTTGATAAACAGTATGAAATGTTCTTAACTGATGATTTTTCCATTACCAGTGACGAAAATACTGAACATCATGATGTGAATACAGAGGATAGAACTAAAAACAGTAAGGTCAATATTGACGGCACAAACAATTCCAATTACACTTCCAATTCTAGCAGCAATGGAGAGAATACCAATACTCACACTGATACTCCACAGGGTAGTCTTGATAATTTTCTTGCTGGTAAGTATATGTCGGATGCTGACCATAGCAAGGCAAGTTCTGGTAATGATTTTAGCTCTAATGCTAATTCTAACAGTAATAGCAATACCACACAGGATGATAAAAACAACACAAAGGAAAATCGTGATGGCAATGAGCACCGGGTTCTTGACCATGTAGAAAAAGGTTATCGTGGTCGCTCTCTCGTATCTATTATGAACGATTATATGAAAGAAAATACAAATATCTATAATTGTTTGTATAGAGATATGGAAGTTCTGTTTATACGTTTATGGTAAAGAGGTGATTAAGTTTGAAGTACAATCCTTTGGACAAACTTTTCCGTTCTGTAATTCCTGTTGCCTATGATGATAGCATTAGTTACTATGAAATGGTATCTAAGGTTATTGAGGTAATGCAGCAGTACATTGAAACCAGTTCTATTAGTTATGCAGACCCTATTCAATGGGATATTACCAAACAGTATCCTCGTAATACAGTTGTTGTCACTGTCAATGGTGATGGATATTTGAGCACACAGCCTGTACCTATTGGCATTGATATCGACAATGAAGATTATTGGACTAAGATTGGCAATTTTTCTGAATTGTGGGGAAGTGTTAAACTTGCTATCACTCCCGTTGATGAAAAATTGAAAACTACTGCAAGCGCTAACCGCAATATTAACGACCTTGTTTGGCTTAATAATGATTTATATGTAATTCTTAAGCCTATGGATGCAGGTACTCGGTACATTGAGGGCACTAACTGTGCTAAGACTAGCATTGCTGAACGTTTGCACTATATCTTGTCGTTAAAAGTTGCCAAGTATAATCCCGATGATACATCTATCTCTTTTGGTTTCTTTAATCCTAATAATGGTACTATCGTTACTGGTGGAGATATTCATATCTATGATGCTCCTGTGGAAACTATCAAAATTGTTGGTAAATAAGAGGTGCAACTATGGCTGAGCAATTTGTTTCGAAGTTTAATATTGGTGGTCAAACCATTGAGGTAAAAGATGCTAGTGCTCGTACTACTGCAAGTACTGCTAGTACTAACGCTACTAATGCTCTGAATAAAGTATCAGAGCTTGAAAAACTTTCTCGTGTCGAAGTTGGTTATGTAGCAGATACCGAAACTATTAGTATTACAACTGGAACTCATGACGTTACTTAATAGGGGGTTTCATCATGGCTTATGTAGACAAATTTAAAATTGACGATAACAGTTATGATATTAAAGACACTGAGGGACGCACTGAAACGTCTAAGAAGATTGACATAGATACTGATGGAAATCTTGACCAGACTGTCAGCGGTAATATGAATCAGACTGTTGGTGGTAATGTGACAGTAACCGCAAATAAAGTAGAAATTTTTTCTAAAGGTGGAAAAGCGTTTACTGCTCATTCGGGTGTTACTTCGGTCGGTAACACTACAGTCCCCACATATATTTATGGTAACCTAACGTTGGCATCAGCCCGTGAAACAAACATTGATGATAATTATGCTTATGTTTCTATGGGAACCGCTAGCGACCCTGACACAAAATTTTTAACAAGTCGCACTGGTAAGATTCCTAGTTTTGTTGAGCCATCCCCTGTTAGCATTGAAAAATATCAGACGTTGAAAAAAGACGGAACTGATGATATTACCGCTACCATTAACACTCATACTAAGAATGAACCTCTGTTTATTCCTGCTGGTACTTATAAGATTAGCGCACCTTTGCAGCTGAAACATAGCCTGTATGGTGCCGGTTCTTCTCGTGACCCTGCGCGTGGTACTAGCGATACTATCTTACAGTATACTGCTAATCCAACTGCATTTGGTAGTCAGGGTGTTATTACTGTATCAGGTGATGATGTAACTGGTAATATTGTTATTGCTAATTTGGACATTACTTGTAACGGTATGATTGGTGGCATTGTATTTACTACCAATAAATATACTGATAACAGCATTTACAATGTAAGTATCAATAAGGTTAAGTCCTATGGTGTTTACTTACAGCCTAATAATAGCACTCTGAACCGTTACTGCTATATGGATAATGTAATGGTATGGGGATTCAGTGATAATACTCCTGTAGAACGCTGGACTGGCTCTGTTGCATTTTTCTGGGGTAATAAAGCTCCTGACTGCGAATGTAATAACCTTGTTAATATGGTATGTCAGGTTGGTTTTGACTGCCGTACTGATGTATATGGATGTAACTGGACTAGCTACCATGGTATTCCCTCTGGTGGTACAGGTGGTACTGATGCCAATACTTGGTGGAATAACTCAATCGCTTGTAAGGTTAGCAACAATGATATTCATGTTACTAACTTCTATGCAGATACTTGCAGATATGGTTTTGTATTCGACGGGCCGGGTAAAGCAGCAGCTTATATTAACAATTTGATTTATACCTGTAATGATGGAACTGCTACTACTGAAACTGGTTATGCAGCTATTGCTCTGATTGGTACCAGTCCTAATCCTCAGTTCATTGTTAATGGTGGTATCATTAACCGTTCTGCTAAAGTTAGTACTACCATTCAGTCGATTGGTACTTATCCTGTTACTAATGCTGTATGTAAGCTTGATGATGTTTACATTTATACTAAGCGCGAATATATCTTTGGCAATGATGCCGTAAATCGTGGGCAGTATATCTGCGCGGCTGGTGAACATCGTTGCATTGACTTGGCTATTACTAACCAGACGCAGTATACGGTTGATGGTCAATCCGTAACTGGCGACCCTAACCAGTACAAAGCATTTGCTTTTATTCCTGTTCCTAATAATTCAGTTACTTCTCAAGGTTCTATCCGTGTAATGGATAGAAACAACATTGACTTTACTGTTTATCTTAGCAATAATCCTGAATCTGGCGACTTATTTGCTATCAGCGCAGTTGATAATCGCCAACTCAATAAATCCATTTATGGTGCTACTGCTGGTGCAGGCAGAAATGTCACTTGGGATGTAGTTGACAACTTGGATAAGCTTTATTATACTAATGACGGAAATGCTATTATCCTTTATTTCAAACGCCCTGCATCTTATGCTGTCACAGTTCAGGTTTCCGGATTTATGGATGGTAACTCTCCTGTAATTCTCGACCGCATTAGGAATGAAGATGGTACTCCTATGGATTATCCTCGCTGGGATAACAACAATGGCATGACTGCTATTAAGGTTCTTCGTCCTAATATTACTTAACTAATAAAAAAGCCCCTAAGTGGTTATCCACCTAGGGGTTTTTTCTATTTAGTTAAAACGGTAAATCGTCATCATCAAAAGGTTCAGGAAGTGTGTCAGGGAGCTTGTCAGTCATCCTCACTTTCATCGCCATCTTCCTCTTCATCTTCGCCAAGTGCTTCAAAAGCGTTAAGGATAGAATCGCTTAATACCTTACGAAATTCTTTGGTAAGCGGGAACGCAGAATCCTTATATTCACCTTTGCTAGTTTTAATAGACGGCATGGAAACAAACAGACCATTCTTACCATCCATAATTTTAAGGCCAGTGACAACGAACACACCGCCAAACGTTACAGATACCATAGCAACCAGATTAGATTTCTTATTGCCTTCAAACGGATAGACACGAATGTCAGTAATAATAGAACTTGCAGATTTCTTAGTAGACTTGGCGTTAGCAGATTTCTTGTTAGTGTACATAATTAGTTCTCCTTTGTTAAATAATGATAAGTAAGAAATTTATATTGAGGACAGTTTTTATACTGGCCGCAACAATCGGTTTTAAGGTTGTATTCTTGGCGTGACACTCTCATACCCTCACAACAAATATAATTTGTTTTATTATAAATATAATAAGGACATGTAGCTCTTCTACTGATTCTGTAAGAATCTTTTTCTTTCATTAAATCATCTCCTATCACTCAATTCCCACTGGAATATACTTGCAGGGTTGCCATCAATTAACATAGCATATTCTTTGTCAGATTGCACCTTATGATAAGTTCCATAAAGTTCTTTATCATTTTCGTCATGGTCTATGCTAACAACTTCAGGCAAATAATCTATATAAGATTCTCCACGCAATGAATAACAGAATGAATAATACATTCTATTAACAGGACTATTTGTTGAGCGTAAGGTGTAACCGCAAGGTTCTAGCACAGTTACAGAATATTCGTCTAGGTGGTCTGTTTCTCCATTATCATCTGTAAAATCTCCTATAATATGTGTTCCCGGAGTTTTACGAATAAGCTTCTTGTTTATGGATTCATCATAACTGATATTAGGACGAAAATATTCTTGTACTAGGTACTCAAAATCTTCATCGTTTACTATTTGTGTAAACAATTCAGAAAGCTGTTTCTTGCTTGCACCTGCTACAGTAGCCTTAACTTTTAAGTGTTTATCTGCATCTAAGTATGTTGCACAATAGCATTTACTTCCCCATGTTACAAAATCTTCATAGTGACCATCAAAGTCCATAATACCAAAATTATAACAATCTTTATTCTCACTGTTATTGAGAATATTTTCATTAAATCTATCAACGGCCTTTTGAACATCTTCGTTATAACCAACAAAATAGCCGCTGTCCGTATCATGGTAAAGAGGTTCAATGCCTTGGCTTAATACTAGATAAAGCATGAAACAAATAAGGTGCAATCTACTGTAAGCAACTGTATATAAACCATCTGTGAAAATATTTAGGGAATTTCTGGACTTAAGAAACTTAACCCCAGTTGGAATCCATTCAAATTTATCACCGTCCCCCTGCACGCCAACTTCCTGTCGTAATGGCTTCATGGCTGAACATCCATACTGACCATTCAATCCACCTTTGCTTGCCATTAAGGCGAAATGGACTAAATCTTTGTTATGGGTATTCATAATTTCTTGTGCCACAGAATCATCATAAAGCTGTAATCCCTCAAATGTAAAATCGTTTAGCGTTTCTACATGGTCGGCAACTTTATGTTCAAGCTTCTTGAATCCTGTTTTCTGGCGTGCATAATATTTAACTGTATTGCGTAAAGGCTTGTTAATAAACTTATGGGCTGTTGCATAATAAAGTTCATCACATTCTGAACTACTATAATCATAAAGCATTTGAATTAACATGAAGTCAATATCACAGCCATGAAATGTAAGTTCATCTGCTTTGACTACTTTACCATTATCAAAGTTACCATTTTTAACATTAGTGCATTTAGATGTACTGATATAGCTGTAAATACAGTTACCAAAATCCTTAGCGTTAATATTATAAAAGGTAACGTTAGCCATAAAGTTATATTTTATTGGCCTTTCAAACAAAATTGATTCGCGGTATGCTGCTTGGAGGACTGAATAGAATTTAACATCTTTACATCCATATAGCTTAATCCGCTGGTCGGGATAATCGAAGAACCCTGAGTTAGCGCCGCTTTCGCAGCCAGATAAGAACTCATAGTTTGCAGACTGGAAATTTTGGTAACATTCATTAGGATTAACCTCCTTTCTCCATTTGTAAGGAAATCGCCTACCATACATTGCTGACGGGTGCATAGAACTTGCATCAAAGCACCAAACATCCTTAAATATTTTACCTACTGCGTAAGGATTAGCATGGGTATAACCACCTGCAAGACACTCCTGAAAGAACTTCATAAATGGTTCGTTGTTCTTAAGTTCTATTGCCGCTGTGAATTGCGCAGTGTGAACTTCTTTATCGGTAGCAATATTTCTGTTAAGCCTTGTTTCACGCTTAATCATTGATGTGTTAGAAACACCAATATCTGATACATTATCAACTTTGGTGAAGTTTGCCATGTATCGACATAGTGCATACAAAACAAGCTTACAGTCACGTTCATTGTAAATGTATTCAGAATCAGGTAAATCTGACCACCAATAATATTTCTGGTCGTAACCACCTTTGACTTCTTTAAGTTTAGGAACTCCAAGCTCTGTACCGATAAGCTCAAGGCTTTTACATGAAAGAATCTTGAAGCTGTCATAAAATTCGAGATGGTCAAAAGCTGCTACTAATGGTTGGTGCGGAGCAACTGCAATGAAACGTTTAGGATTAAAGTTCTTAATACAGAAATTTATGTTACGCATCATTGCTTCAAATTCATAGCTCAAGTTATGCACAAAGATTTTGACATATTCCTCATTATTCTTAGCATCCTCATTGATTCTCTCAAATTCGGAAGAAATTGAATCATAAGTTCTAAAGAAATTATAATTCATTTCATTCTCGAAGTCACTAAATGGTGCGTGAGGTATAGGACGATAAGCAAATGAAGCTAGGCCGTGAAGATAAGTGCTTTGCAGATGCTCTTGAAGTTCATCCTCACCATACATTAAGGATGATGTTTCAATATCATAACAATATATGATAGTTGAATACTTATGTTCATTGCGCTTTCTCACATACAGCACCACCTCCCATAGAAATAGTATTTGTCTTGTTAATGCGTACACATATAAACAACTAATAAAATATAAGTTATAGAGAGAAACGCAACAGATAACCAAAAGAAAATCTCTGACACTTTTTCATTTACTTCATCTACTTCATCTGTTAATAATGCTAATACAAGCAATATCACGCCTAGACACAGTGAAACAGGAAGTATATAAATCATAATCATATTATTCACCACAAACCATATTTAGATGCAAGTTCTGTGAATTCTTCATAAGCTTTTTTATGCCGCTCTATAAAGTTTTCATTACCCTGTGTAATAGACCTAAGTTTATCACTTGCATCAACCAGCACTTTACCAATCTGGTCAGAATTTCTTAGTAGATTGTCATATTCTGCATAAGCTCTATCTATATCTGCCAAAGTGTCAAGTCCTAGCTTTTGACCCAATACACATAATTTTTTCAAATCGTCTGGGGGAATATCCCTGCTATAGGTGCCCATAAGATTATTAAGAATACCAGAAATTGCTCCCCATTTCTTTTTATCAAAATAGGAATCTGGATTTCTAAGAATCTTATATGCAGCATCGCTATAATTAAATACATCCTCAAGACGATTAGCTACTCTCAATGACCTGTAACTATCTTTTACCGATTTATCTAATGATTTAATATGCTCTGAGTATTTAGATAAATACTCTTTCATAAGCTTTTGTGATATTTTGTCATCAAGGGTATCGGCTATATCAATAAGGTCGCTATACATTTTTTCGGCTTCATTAAGAGCGGTGTTAGCAGTAAATTTCAGAGCATTTGCAATTTCAGGAGATTGTCTACCTCTAAGACTTTCTTTAAGCTCACCTGTTACAGTTATACCAGCTCTTCTGGATTTACGTCTTGTTGCGCCTATCTTTTTCAGTAGCCTAGTTGCTTCGGCTTGGCGCTTAAATGTTTTGTTCTTAGCCATTATGTTCATCCTGCTTTCGTAAAGCTAACTCTTTTCTAATGTCGTTATCATAACAGTCAAGCAGATAACATAACTCTCTAAGCTGACAATCTTGGCAATCCTTATCCATGAAGTGTGTTAGCCATGAGGGACAGGCTTTAATGTACCAGTTATCGCATAGTTTATTAAGTAGAGTAAGGGTTTCTGTATCTAGGTCTTTAATTGTCATAATTACACCACCCAAATATCCCATTTACCGTGTTCTTTAGGCGAACACTTATCGCTTAAGCGTTCAAAAGTTAATACATTCAAATCTTCAAGAACTTTGGGCATAGACTCATAGTCATCATTGTAGATTATGCAATCATTAGAAATCATATAGGAAGTATCGCGTTGACAATGCAAAACGCATATATCATTATATGACATATCTTTATTGGCATTAAACATTTCTTTAATAGTCATAATAAACACCCTCCACGTTTTCTGGCCAAACAGAATCTAGGCAATCACCTACAAAATATTGATTGAATGTACAATTAGAACTTGGTGCTACTGAATAATAAACTACTCTGTCATCATGCTCTATAATATCCACAACCTTACCAATTTTTGCAATGGTAATTGCTCTTCTCTCTTGTCCATCTCCATAAAAATAACCATATTCTCTTACATTGTATTTAATGATTGAGCCTATGGGAATGGGATGGATAGGAAAGTTATAACGCATTGTATCAACTCCTTATACATAGAATCTAATGTGTAACTTAGGCTTATTATCCCACATAATAAAACAAACTGTAAAATACTTAAAAGGAAGTGTTTCATATTTTTGTTCAAGACTCTTTACAAAACACTCTCTTTTAACTTTCCATCCTCTAGTGCTAAGTATTGTAATTAGAGAGTCTGATTGAACTGAACGACAATTTACTAGAATATCATGAATTGTCATTTTAATCACTCCTACACATAAAACTTGAACGCTAATACTTCATAGGAACCCATACGTCCAAATACAGATGAACTGATAGTAAAACATCTATATGAAAGCATTTCGTACTTTGGTTCTAACTCCTTAAGTTGGCACTGCCTTATAATTACACCTGATTCTATAATGAATATAAGCGTTTCAGGATGAATAGAACCACAACTACATAGAATATCATGGATTGTCATTTCAAAAAGCTCCTTTTTATTAGCTCATGCTTTACTTCTGCGATTGTAAGTTTACACCTTAGACAAAAATCACGGTTTGCGCAACTATCGCAAGTTTCTCCTAAATAATGATTGCGACATGGCCAAACAAAGAAATCTTGACAGAAAACATATAAATCCTTCATCGTTTCTTTATCAAGATTCTTCAAGTTATTTCTCCATGATTCTAGTTGCATATCATCTAATGGAGCAAGGTCTTTTATTGTAATCATAAGTTTTCGCCTACTTTCTTAAGAATGATAAAGAAGGGAGAGGGGAGAGGGGGTTTATAGATTTAATAAATTGAACCCCCGATTTATTTTCAGGCTTCTTGCAACACCCCCGGTGGTCGGCGCGGTAGGGTTTGTGCTAAGGTTAATGCCACATGCTCACCATTTTCTTAACTGGTCGGATGTTTTAGCGCTTTAAAGTAGTAAAGTATGTTAAGGATTTGTCAATCGCTTTAACCCTTTAAAGTGGCAAAGTGTGTTAAGAATTTCACAGGTTAGCAGTTAGGCTTAACTACTGCTAGTTATTTATATTTAATGGTAAAGACTTCTAATTAAAAATTTGTATAAAAAATGCGCTGCTTTTAACAGCGGCGCATATTTTATTTGGGTCAGTGCTGATTTAGTGCATTGGAAATAACGCTTGCAAAGTCATCTTTGACATTTTTTTGTGCGGCGCGCTTGCCAGTTCTCGAATCATTGTACAAATTAACTTTTTTGGGATAATTCCAACCGGTTTGAAATACGTACCTTATCCAATTCCCAAATTTTGCAACGTGCTGAGATGTTGTATTGCTATAAAAGCCAAACACCCACAAAATGCCGGTTGTACGCTGAAAAGCTGCTACAATAGTTGTATAACTCTGTAAAATGATAAAATCGGAATTGTCAGGCGTAAAAATCCATGCTTTACATGAGTAAAGTTGTTTGCACTGACCCTTTATGGCACAATTATATTCAGCAATAACGGCGTCTGCCAGCTCTTTACGTGTACTGTACATCATTAGAAAACACCGCCTTTATAAAGTCATCAATGGATTCATTGCTATTTGATACGTCATGTATAATAGTCGGCTTGTGAATGCTAGAAAAACCGGATGCGACAAAACTATGTTCAGAAAGACAAATAACACTACAATAGGCGATATCAATAATATTGCGATCAACAAATAGTTCACGCTTAATATCAATGCCATACTTTTTGTCTGTGATTGTAACAAGCTGCATTTTCATTTTTGTTTACCTCACTTTAATTTATTCTGGCTTTATGCCATATGGGCCGGGGCTTTTACGATAAACCCCGGCGGAACGTTAAAATTTACTGCTGGGACAACGGGCGATCGATGGGCACAGCAACGGCATTAAACACTTCGCGCGGAATACCCAAGGTATTTTCATCTTTGGGCTGAACGTCCAACACCTGCCATTTTGTGCAAGGCTCGGCATTGTGCAAGGCTTTTTCAACCTTCACCGCATCGAGAACACCGTCAAACTGTTTCACCATCTCGCCAGATTCAACGGAAAAATCATCATTGAAGCGGGCATATTTTACGCGGGCAACCGTGCCAGCCTTAACAGTACGGCTAACGCAAGCGGTGCTTTTGGGTTTGTCGTTAATAGGGCGGGTGATAATGATAGTTTCAGTGTTGTCAGAATTGATAGTTTTTTCGATTTTCCAGTTAGTCATAATAAAATACCTCACTTTAATAATTATTGTAGCAATGGGCTTTTTGTTTTTCTTTCCCTTTGCTATGATACAAGTATAACATACCTATATGGGCAACACAAGTACTATTTGTTGCAAGTTTTTTAGTCGTTGCAACGTGCAAAATGTCATTATTGCATGTAGTTTTGTATCATGATAAATTGTACTAAATCGTTAAAGTACTATAAATGGGACTTAAAGATATATGTTGCAATTATATAGATAAATGTAACGTGTTAAATTTATAACAACCGCTTTAATGGTATAAAGTGATAAAGTGATAAGTTAGCAATAGCCGGCAGTACACAACTAAGCTCTTTAACGCTTTGCATCGCTAAAGTGTGTGAATAATATAACAATCGCTTTAATGCTTTAATGTGATAAAGTGTGTGAATGTTTTAACAATCGCTTCAGTGCTCTAAAGCAGTGTAGTGTGTGAAAAATTTAACAAAGGGGAAAACAGGAATCATTATCAGTATATATTTGACACTACTTT